CATCCCAAGCGTAGGAGACCATGCTACCCCCAAAAGATAAAGGTTTTTAGGATTAGCACGCTCTGTCCAATTTATACCGTCTGTGCTGGTAATTATATAGGCATCTGTGCCATCATTATATCCTACAGCCACGAACATCCCAAGCGTAGGAGACCATGCTACCCCCAAAAGATTAAGGTTTTTAGGATTAGCACGCTCTGTCCAATTTATACCGTCTGTGCTGGTAATTATATAGGCATCTGTGCCATCAGCATCACCTACAGCCACGAACATCCCAAGCGCAGGAGACCATGCTACCCCATAAAGAGGAATGTTTTTAGGATTAGCACGCTCTGTCCATGTTGTTACACGGAATTCCGATGATCCTCTCTTTATTAAATTAGCTATCATGACATTGATAAACCAGGTATAAAACCGTACCAGGTTGTCCCTCCATCTATTGTAAAGAAGTTTAATATAGCTACCTGTCCATTTGTTAATAAAGTCGTAAAAGATGAACCTGCTTCCCATTTTATTGTACTTACCCATGTTATTACCCTATCGGTATCATTAGCATCCTTTGTTATTATAAGTGTAAGAGAACCGGCTCTTGCTGAAGCCGGAGGATTGCTAAACGTAATTGAACAATTACTGTTTAATGTTAATGTCTGTACATTCCCATTTTCCAAATTTATAGTTTGAGCAGCACCGCTATTCCCTATCGCATTAACTGTTTCGCCATAGTCTTTTATTAATGGACGGGAAAGCAGGCTATCCGCCATACTAATACCGTCAGAGAAAGTTTTTACTCCGGCTATTGTTTGCGCTCCAGTTAATGCTATGTATAACGTATCAAGATAAGTTTTCAGAGTAGCTTTAATATTTGCCCAGGTACTTTTCCTTCCGGCAGCGGAAGCGGCAGAGTCATTAATGGGTACAGTATCAGCGTCTACAAGAGCATCTGTTTTTGTAGTTAGACTTGCAGCGGTATCATGGATCTGCTGTCCTGTTTCTTTTCTTGTTGTACCGGCTTGCTGAACTATATGCTCATCGGTTAATGCTGGGGTAGTAACCGCATCAAAATTTGTTATTTGTTTAACTGCCATATTGCCTCCTAATTAAATGAACCTAATTCGAGTAGATCAAACATCAAAGATGAAATAAAAAAATTCTCACCTAACGTATTATAAACCACTGCCTGTATTCTTGTGCCTACATATCCAATATCATCAGCATAATTTTGTAAAATATTGGAAAATCCCGTCATTGTTATTTCCCAAGGGTTAATTGATTCTGATGTGAGAGAATTAAGTAATTCATCTCCAACTATATTCCCGTATTCATCAGCTATTAAATAATTACCTGATAAATTTTTGTCGTCTATCAATATATCTACAGATATAGTTTCAAGTGCTACCGGCTTCATTACCAGCCACATTCTGTCATATCGTTTTTTTGATCTTGGATTATCAAATATCATTGGCGGGGTAGACCATTCTACACGATAAACAGAACCATCATCTTCAAGTGTGGTAGATTCAAGTGAGTAAACCTTCCCGACAGAACCTCCGGTGTAAATTTTCCAGTCTGATACCGATACCCTCGTCACCCAGGAACTTCTCATATAAGTCATAAACTCGTGTTTTGTCCATCCTGCCTGTGCGCCAAGGTCTACAAAGTAAACCATCGCGATGTCCGGGTAACTATTCCCTATACCGGTAACGAATATTTTTATACATCTTAATTCCTGATCGTAAATTCCATGAAATTGTTCAATCTTTGTAAGATCAAGAGCTGTTTCAACCCATTTATGAAGATAAGAAGGTCTTGTCAGCGAGGCTGTCTGGTAATCACCGTAATTCTGTGAAGCCGTTATTGAGAACATTTCAGCTGTTTCGCTCATTACCATAACATCTGTAGGGGTCTTTATTATCAGTCTCTGGTGAGCTGCCCCGCCTTCCCATATAGCAGCTTGGTAGCCCCATTCGGATATGTCAATTGAAGTGTCGTCTACGATAAACGTCTTATCCTTACTGAACGCCAGCAACCTGCCACCAAACTCTATCAGCCCTGTAATTTCTTTGCACAAAATCTTAATAGTTGTCACTTCTGTATCGGAGAAGTCCGCTGTTCCGCTTCTGCTTGCGTATAGGTAATTCCCTACATACGCCCATAGTCTCTTTTGCGCTCTTATTCCATGCGATATCATTGCTTTAGGCTGTGAAGTACCTGTCCAATCTGAAGGCGAAAGTCCTATGTTTTCCGATGGGATTGCAGCGCCTAAGCTTGAATCAGCTATGTTATCGGTATAAGTTGTAGTGGTGTTGTCAGCTATTGTAGCCAATAGTTTTAACGCTGAACCGTTAGCATCAGTACGATAAATTTTTCTTGCTGTTGTTCCTGTTGGCCCGACAGCTATTCCGCTAAGGCTTATTTGCCCGGTTACTGTATCCATATTTTCATCAAGAATCGTATCGGTAAGGCTTGAATCTGCTATGTTATCTGTATAAGTCGTAGTAGTGTTATCGGCTATCTGGGCTAAATATTTTAACGTAACCCCATCTGCTTCTGTCCTGTATATATTCCTTGCTGTTGTTCCAGCCGGCCCGACAGGAACTCCTGTAAGGCTGACCTGCCCGTCTGTTGACTTATCTGCTACTGATATTGATACTGTTTCCGCAGTTCCATTATATTCAGCTCCGTTTATTATGAACGTTATTTTATAATAATGAGCCCCATTATCCACATTCCCTGCCACACCAACCATAGCTACTGTCGGGGCAGCCCTTTGTGCTGTTGATAATATAGCAGAACTTATGCTAAGCGATTGGGCTGTGCCATTATATTCAGTACCGCTTATTACATGAGTTATCTTATAATAATGTGATCCTAAATTAACATTACCCATAGCTCCTGCTATTGTTACTGTAGGGGCTGCGCATTGAGCCGCTGTAAGAAATGAAACAATAGATGTTCCATCCCATATTTGTGGAATATCATTCCCGTTACAGATATAAAGTTTATTATAGAACGTTTCAAAATGTGAATATTTGCTTGAACCTAAACCGCTTTTTATCTGTGTATCACAAACAGTGAAATCATTTTTATCGCTTACGTATATAGTCCCATTGGAGCAGGCTACTACCATATAGGTATCGCCATTTTCAAGAGTGTACTGGAAACCGCCCATTATCTGCGGCGTGCTTGTAATCGCATTCGCAAAAACAGGAACAGAACCGCCTCTTGGTTCTCGTCCGCCTCTATGATGATTGATGTTTTTAGGATCAAGCATGGCTTCGTTAGGAACATAATCATAGTTCGGGTTGGCATTCCATCCGGAGACCTGAGGTACTTTATAAGTTTGTCCTAAATAAGGCATTATCTTAACCCCAAAATTTCATTTGGAAGATACGCTGTCGGTGACGGATTCAAATTCTCATTCTCGATGTCATTTTTAAGCTGTGCTGCCTGTTGCGTCACATATGCTGATGGTTCAAGCCAGTATTCCGGCGCAAGATCTATAGCAAGATTATACACTAAAGTCTTCTCATATTCCAGAGGAAGCAAAAGTGTATCGGTTAAATCCGTATATACAGTATAAGGTTTCAGCGATCTGATATAGCATGTTTCAGCATCCATCGGGGCTGTATCAAAATATATTATTCCTAAAGGATTACTCTTTTCATAATAAAGATTCTGAGGCCTTCCCTGCGCGTCTTTGTCATAAATTTTATCATAGTCATATTTTGACATTTCAGTAAAGACTTCATGATCATTCCCTGATGTATCTCTTATATAACACGATAAAATTCTTATAGGCCTGTCAGTGTCTATTGTACCGCCTGTGCCTATCGTATAACTTGATGTACCTGCCACAAGAGTAAAATCTTCGAGTATAAGAGAATGGTGCATCTCTAAACGCAAAGATGTTAATAACGTATTAAGAGCTTCAATAGCTTCAGATTGCCTGTCGGTATCGGAGAAATCTCTTATCCCTAAAAGCCTTAAACTACGTTCAATTATATTTTGTACTGTCGCCATCTTTAACCTCTATCCACCAAAACGAATCTACAACATTTACTTTGTTAAATTTCTCATCCACTGCTTTTTTAACACCAGGGAATGAATAGTCATGTCCGCAAAGGAATTTCTTGCATTTAGGCATCCATGCTTCTATGTCGGCCTTGCATCCTTCATAAGTATGATCAGCGTCTATGTATATTAAATCAGCATAGTCATCAAAGAATTTTACCATTTCCAGTGATAAACCTTTCAGTATTCTAAGGTTAGGATAAGACCCTACATTCTTTATGAACTCTTCATACACATAGTCGCCGGCCATAGCTTTTGTCATATCTCCATTCGCGCCTTTCCAGTGGTCTACCGAGTAAACAAGTCTTTTACAATTATCAAGTAACACTTTCGTGCTTTTCCCTTTCCAGCTTCCTATTTCAACAGCGTTAGATGATTGAGAAGCTAAAAACTTCAGAACACTTTCTTCGTTTGTTGAAAGCCATCCGTCTACCTGGACACAATTAACCAGAGTTTTATACTGATTGGTTATGAAGTCATACAGGTTACCTTTATATTCTTTATTCCCTATATGTTTAAAATTCAAATAAGGATTAACGAATATTTCTATTCCTGCTTCTACGCATTTCCTGCAAAAATAAGTATCTTCACCCCACCAGTTTGGGTCTCCATCTATAACCATACCTGTCTTAAAATATTGTATGATATTACGTTCATCTTCTTCAGCTTCCAGCTTATCAAAAACCCTGCGCTGTATTCTTATGAATCCGGTAGGAACTCTTGTCGCATAAGCGAGTCCTGTTTCTTCGTCTTTACAATTATTGTTCCTACTAAAATCCAATGTTACCGGGAAGTCTTTCTGATCTTTCTTATATGGGTAAACGCCTGCCACAATATCCTTATCGTGTTCAAGTAATTTCAAAATTCCGTCATCTTCAAAAGATAAATCAGAATCTATAAATACCAGGTCAGTGCAATCAGTACCGAGGAATAAATCTACACAGACATTTCTTGACCTGTCTATATAAAGATCATTACTGTAATATGGTATTATTGTATGTCCGGCAGTCATCAATGTTACGCTATTTTTCAATAGAGCTTCCGAACATTCTCCGTAAATTTTATGATCATAACATGTGACTGCCAGAAATATTTTCATATTACGCTGCCACCAGTCCTAAACTTACCAGCGCGGCTTTTATAGCCGCAACATCAGCCGCAAGCAACGTAGTTGTAGTACCGGCTCCCAACGAAATTGATTGCTGTACTACCGGTGTAGCCCCGAAAAAACCTACTTTTTCGGTAGCTGAGGCTCCTATGACATTGCCGTCATCCTGCCCATTTGTCAAATAATTATATGTAGCCATAATATTCTCCTGTAATTTAATTGCAGGGGCTAAATTAGCCCCTGTTTTACTATGCGCCTCTTACCCTGCAAGCCCATTGCGGACGGATTGTTTTCCATCCAAACAAAACATCAATCCTACAAGGATGAGTATCAGAGTTGATGTCTGAACTCTTCCATATCCTCAGGTTGATTTTATCGAACGTAGTATAACTGCATTCGCCTGAAGAAGGACGTGTAAGTTTTGCGAAGGCTACCGCAAAAGCATTCTTGTGATAAGCAAGATTCTGTTTATAAGCAGTTGAAGCCGCCCCAGAACCGCCGGCCGTAAGGTTTTTAACCAGCTTGCCTGCGCCTGCGTTTACGAGTTCTACATTCTGTCTTACTCCTGAAGTGTAAGGTGTAGGAGAAACTTGCGGGCTCATATCGCCAGTGCCTGTTTCTGTTTCATCAGCCTGAACAACAAACTGCTGTAAAAACGGAAGTCGTGCTTTTGTGATAGGATTTACAGCATAAACGTCAGCAATAGTAAAAATATCACCTTTTTCGTAAGTAAGGCCATCACCGAAAGCAGTCATGGTGATAACATCGGTTCCTGAAGTTATTCCGCTTGAAGTATTAACAACAGGGGTGGTATCATCACGAGTACCGTTTGTGTGGTTAGGAAGCATTGTTGATTCAAACCAGTCAAACGTAGCGGCACTTCCTATGTAGTTCTTAATTAAAGCGTTTTTCACTTCTTCGTTTGTATGGAAGTAGCTGTAAGCGCTCTGTGATATTTTGCCCATCGCAGTAGGATTAAGCTGTAATGCCCTTCCTTCTGTAGGCGCGAGATATTCAGAAAGCCTTGAAGCTGCGTCCGATACTGCCGCTATCGTAGAAGGTTCGTTAGCAGGAGTTCCGGTCATATTATATACATCCTGATATATCTGAGAAAGAATATAATATTCTACCGTTTGTGCTAACGTCTGCGCTGCCGGAGTAAAGACTCTTTCCATAGCGTCATCTAAAGACAGGCATTCTTCAACAGATGTCCAGTTAAAGTCAACGTGCTTTTGTGTCGCCACAGTGAAAGTCTGTGTTGCTTCTGAAATGTCATCCACATTCAGAGCGGCTCCGTCATTTACTGTAAAATAGTTAGGTTCCCTTATAAGGATTGAACCACCTGATTTCTGCCCTGCTTCATCAAATCTGCCATCATACTGATGAGAGATTGTAGGGATAAAGGTAAGAGCGTTTCGGAAAGCTTCAAGAGTTCCTCTCCCTATCTTTCCATCTGCTAATGTTTTCCATGAATTACTCATATTGTTATCCTTTTAGTTTTTTTAACCGTTCCCTTTTCCTGGCTTCCCACCATGCCTGATCATCCTTTATCTTATCGATGTCGGTTATTTCAACGTCCCCACCATCGATAGGATTTATAGGCTTGGGTGCCAAAGATACGGTACGAGGCTTGACATTAATTTTTTGCCTTAACACCTCTAATTCGTCTACCATGCTTTCAGGATCAAGCTTCCCTATACGGATAGCTTCTTCCTTATTTTTGCCTAACCAGTAAGCTAACTCATGCCCGTCCTCCATTGTAAATAATACATTCCCAAGCGGTACGGTATAAGTATTCGGCTGATTGATAACCTGAAAAAAGTCAGGTGTTTTTTCAGCCATTTTAGCGCCATTGATATAGAACTTAGTCTGAGCATCTGCAAGCTCTTTCCTGATACTTCCGTCATCCTGTTTGATACTGTTTTGAGCGGTTTTCCAATTATCCCGTAAGTCCTCATAATTTGATACAGCTTCAGACCATTCCTTTTGTTTCAGATTCCCATATTCATCTTCAAACGATTTAGGATTAGGAAATTCAGGCTTCTTGTTTAAGTCTTGGTTCTGCAATTGCGCCTGTTTTAGCTTTTCTTTCAGAATATACTTTTCGGCTGTAAGTTTAGCGATTCGCCTCTTTACGCCTTCCGGTAACTCTTCGGATTTAGGCTTTTCCGATTCCGCGGGAGTTTCACCTGTCACTTTTTTTCCCTGAATTTCAGCTTCAGTCGGCTGTACCTGACTCTCGTCAGTCTGAACCGTGTCTTGCACGTTTTCCATAAATACCTCTTTAATTTTATTTGAAAGCTAATAATTTAGCTGTTACCATCGCTCCGAACCCTTCAGTACTTACTCCGGTCGCTATTTCACTTATCGCCGCTGAACTTATCGTAACGCTTGGCGGGTCAGCATCCATAGCTGTTATTATATCTTCTGCTGTATCAAGATCTGCTGTTGTCACAAAGTTAGTCCCAAGCCCAAGAGCATTAGCAGAAGCCGTAGGCAAGAATTGATAGATAGGACTCTTCCAGGGTAAATAACCTGTAGCAAACCCTGTGAACCATCCAAAACCTTCTGTGTCATTATTTATTGAAGCCCCACCAGAGGCTGGAATTTCAATTGTAATAATTTCACCGGTAACCCAATCATAAGCACCGCCTGTGTCTGTAGGCGTTACTGCTGTTTGGGTGTATGCGCCTGCTGGTGTTACAAAATTCCAATTAAGGACAAGACCAGAAGCGTTATATGCTAAGTCTGTTTTCCTCGCAAGAGTTGAAGCGTCAACAATTGCCCTGTCGTTTATTGGAACTTCTGATAATGCTGTGTCTACAATGTAAATAATATCTGCCATAATTAACCTCTTAATTCATATAATAATATGCCTGGGGAATTACTCCATCTGTTTCATATAAAGCATAAATAGCCAACATACCATCTGCATCTCCTAAATCTCCGCCACCAAATGGATTAGGCAAAGTAGAAACAGTATACAGAGAATCAAAACCACTTCCACCTGATGCTTCATAATTGATTTTTGTACCAGTAGCAGTATTGTCTAAATATACTGCTATCCAATAATCAGTCTCTGGAGAAATATTCCAATCAACTGTAGCACTTTTCCATCCTGCATCTGTACCTTTCGCATTAGTAGATGTAACGTAAAGTCTTGTTCCGGCTTCACCAGGAACAACTTCACCATCAGCGGAATAAATTCCAATTTCAAAATTGGCTTCCTCGGTAGCATTATCGCAATACCATCCGACTTTAGTTATTTTTGTAGCACCAGCAGGGCTTGTGAATTTTGTTGCCCTGGCGTTATAATCTATAATCGCATTAGTAGAACCTTCAGGATCACCACTTGGTTCTAATGTTACAAATCCACAGTTAGTGCCTATAATAAGTGCCATTTATAACCCCCAATTTGTTTGTAATGGATGTGGATAAGTATAAGGAGTATAATCAGGTCTTTCCACACCATTATAATAATCTCTATTAGCTTGTATTATTGTATCACAGCTATTTCTTACTGCAAATACTACAGGATTTTCCTCATGTAAATTATTCCAACAATAAGCTGGTTCTAAAGACTGATCAGGATAAGGATTTTCAGTAGTCCATAAAGTTAAATCTTTGCCTCTTCCAATCTGATCTCTTCCGGGATAACCATACCCATCATCATTACCATCCCAGGGATTTTCTCCTGTCATTTGACCGCTTGTCGGACAATCTGTAAAATATCTAACATTATCTAAACCAAAATATAATTCTCCGAATGTTCCTTGCAAAGTATTATTAAATACTACTCCTGTACCTCCCCGGAATGACATTGGTATCCATGTATCATATTCATCTTGAATTATTGTATTGTTATAAACTTCCCAACTTCTTGCAGCACGGTCATTCCCTTGTATTGAATGGGCTTCTATATAGGCATTATATACTGTATTATGTCTAAAAACATATCGTCCTCCATATTGAGAATCCACACAATTCCCATGAGTCCTATGAATTTCATTATCTTCTACAAATACAGCATAATTAGTGCCTAAAGCTAAATTTTCATTCCACAAAACATGAGTAAGTAACTCCACAGAACCATAAACCATAACACGGGTATCATACATATAATTATGATCTACCACCCCAACGGGGTGTCCCCCTTCAACATTTGAACCTATCGCCCAAACTGCTTCTATTGTATTACCTTCCGCTTCAGTATTGATAAATCTATTATGATCTACTCTCCACCCAGAACCTCGTGCATTTATACAACTACTGTCAGTATTAGGTAATCTAAACTCAATCCCGCAAACCCTTGATCCGGATGTACCTAATTTGATTAAACTGTGATAATCTACAACATTACCAGTAATTATAGTTGTTGTATTGCTATTTCCTCTTAATACAATTTTCTTGTCATTTGGAATGGTTAAGGTAGAAGTCCATGTAACTTCGCCGGCGGGTATTCCTACAACATCTCCTGTGGACGCGGAGGCTATAGCCGCTGCAACATCAGTTTGAGAAGTTGATGCTGCCCAAATAGTAACTTCTGGCAAGTCTGGAATACTACTTGATTTTAATATCATCACATAACTCATTAAGAAACCATTACCAATTTAATGTTGCTCTTCCTGTCCAGCTTCCCTGTTGCTCCTGGATGTCGGTAATATCAGTACCATCATAAGTGTACTTGTAAATCCACCAATCAATAGA